AGCATGCCAAACAACTACTAGACAAGGCTAGAAACTTTGGAGCCAGTCCAGTGGATAAACATATAATAAGTAATATCACTCCTTGGAGATTTTTAGATTATGATCTAGTAATCAAAAATCCTCGTCGAGGAGCATCAACAACCAGTGGTCACATCTAAATTATGAGCAAAGAACAATACAACTTAAAACACAGTACAGACTATCTTAATCGTAAAATGTTTCTCGATCCTGCGGGCCCGGTAACTATTCAACGATTTGAAGAAGTAAAATATAATAAGATCGCGAATTTTGAAACCACAGCTCGTGGATTCTTTTGGGTTCCCGAAGAGATATCATTAACCAAAGACGCACAGGATTTCAAAGATGCCAGTGATGCAGTTAAACACATCTTCACTAGCAACTTACTAAGACAGACGGCATTAGATAGCTTACAGGGTCGAGGGCCAAGTCAAGTATTTTCTCCAGTGATTAGTTTACCAGAGTTGGAAGCGTTAGTCTATAATTGGACTTTCTTCGAAACTAATATCCATAGTCGCAGCTACAGTCATATCATTCGCAATATCTATAACGTACCTAAAGAAGTGTTCAATACCATCCACGACACTAAAGAAATCGTAGAGATGGCTTCAACTATAGGATTCTATTATGATCGACTACATATGATCAACTGTCGCAAAGAATTGGGTGAAAAATTTTCAGAATATGAACACATCAAGGCAATTTGGCTGGCACTGAATGCCAGCTATGGATTAGAAGCGTTCCGATTCATGGTCAGTTTTGCCACAAGTCTGGCAATGGTAGAGAACAAGATCTTTATCGGTAACGGCAACATTATCAGCTTGATTCTACAGGATGAACTCTTACACAAAGGGTGGACTGCTTGGATCATCAATCAGGTAGTCAAAGAAGATCCTAGATTTGCCCGAGCCAAGGAAGAGTGTGAAGCAGAAGTCTATAAAATGTATATGGACGTAATCCGAGAAGAGAAGGAGTGGGCTGACTATCTATTCTTAAAAGGAACTGTGATTGGCTTGAATTCTAATATCCTTAAAGATTTTGTTGATTACACCGCGGCTAACTCTTTAAAGGAAATTGGAATCAAATATAATCATCCAGCACCAAAAACTACTCCAATTCCGTGGTTTAACAAGCACAGCGATACTAGCAAGAAACAAACAGCACTACAAGAAAACGAGTCAACAAACTATGTTATCGGTGTAATGGGCGATCAACTTGATTATGAATCTTTACCGGAAGTATAATGTTCAAAGTTCAATACAAAAATAAATCACCATACGAGTCTTGGACTACTCTAGGCACTTACGGATCGGAGGCACAAGCGATTTCAGCCGCAATTGCCAAGAAAAATCGTGGTGCTTTGATAATTAGAGTAGTAGACAAGAAAGGTTCGGTGGTCTACACAGGTTAATAGAGAAAGGAAAGCGATGAGAGCGATAGTTTGGAGCAAGTATCATTGTCCTTATTGTGATCAAGCCAAAGCACTGCTGACACAAAAAGGCATAGAGTTTGAAGAACGTAAAATTGGAGATGGCTATAGCAAAGAAGATTTACTCGAAGCCGTGCCAACAGCAAGAACAGTACCACAGATCTTTTTAGATGATACCTTGATAGGTGGATTTACTGAATTGAAAAAATATTTTGAACAAGAAAGCCAAGGTTATGGCGATGGAAGGATATAATGTTAATCGATAAAGGTGTATCAACGGGAGAAGTGATCAGTATAAAACTTAATTCCGGAGAGGAATTGATCGCTAAGTTAGAAGAAGAAACTGTAACAGGTTATAAAGTTTCTAAACCCTTAGTACTGAGCATGAGCAATCAAGGTATGGGAATGGTTCCATTTATGTTCACAGCTAATGCTGAAAAAGATATTACACTTCATAAAACATCTGTGGCAGCTATCACAACCTGTGATAAAGTATTTGCAGATCAATATATCCAAGGAACTACAGGAATCAAATTAGCCTAATATGAAAGGTGAATTTGTTTTCATAGTCGACGGAAAGATTATAACTGTCCGCGATTATAGAGACATTCCTAAAAAGTTTCAACACATTATCAAATTTTTACCAGAAATTCCCGAGCCACCTCACACAGAAGAACAACATGCCGAAATACACGAGTGGTATGAAAAACTTCAAGAGTTAATTTCTATAGAGAATCAACAATATGGCCGTTGAGATATCACCTGTAGACGAGTTACCATCAGTAACGAGGTTACGTGATTTTTCTTCTACGGTCTCTGCTAGCATTTCTGAGGGGGGCGAGGGTGAAGGAGAAACTCCAGCCGTAACAATAGTTTCCGTTACAGCCCAGCTAGTTGGAGCATCCGATACCGGAATCATCATAACGCCAGGAACGACCAGCGTAACTATTTCGGGAAAACATCTATCTGGATTTCAAGATATTTTAACCTATGTTGATAAAGGACAAAGTGATAAAACACAGGCGCCTAAAACGGTAACTGGTATTGAAAATATGCCCATTGGGCAAAATCTATTCGATTTAAATCAAGATAAAAAACAGAGTTTAGACAGACAGTTTTTAATCACTGTAAAGTTAAGCGATGACTCCTCTCAAACTTTCACCCTAAAACAAACAGTGTTAAATGATCTGGAATCAATAAGATCATTTATGGGCAGTTATTTCAAATAAATATTAATATGCCAGCAGTTACTAGAATAGGTGATGCAGATATAGCCCATTGTTCGGGTATGGTCAGAGCACAGGGCTCTGGTAATGTTTTTGTGAATAACATTCCTGTAAGTAGACAAGGCGATCTTAACACTGTTCATCTTTTGCCAGGAAATCCCTGCCCAGCACATGCGGCTCCGATCGCTGCAGGCAGTTCGACAGTTTTCGTTAATTTTAAAGGTATTGGCAGGGTAGGAGATGCTCTGTCAGGATGCACAGCTGTGGCGGCTGGATCAGCAGATGTTTTCGCAGGTTAAAAAATGAAAAAATTATTTTGGAATATTTTAGGTTTTATCAGTCTAGGTCTAGCCTACATAGGAGTAGTAACTCCTGGATTTCCCTATAGTATATGGGTGGTATTTGCTGCCTACTGTTTTAGCAAAGGTTCAGAGCGCATGCATCGCTGGATCTATAATCACAAGATCTTTGGACCTTTCTTAACCAATTGGAACGAAAAACGTGTGTTTCCACAGAAGATGCGTTATCTAATGTTAGGTATGATGTCGTTGAGCTTAATACTAATGTGGACAGGGAGTGTCAAACCTATAGGAATTATCAGCACAGCGGTATTCATGGCATTGGTAGCAATTTGGGCCTGGCGGTTCCCTAATTCAGTCGAAGAACACGATCGCCGAAAGATAGAAGGCAAGAGGATAGGATGGCTAAAATAAGTCCCGACGAAGTAGTTGATTTAGCATTTACCATTGACGAAGAAGATCCCATTGACTGGGGAATATTCAAGGATGGTAAACGAGAGAGTTTACTAATGATTGCCACTAGCATAGTAGAACAGTTTGATAAAGAAAATTGGTCGGACGAAGATCGATTGGTATTGATGAGCACTATAACCAAACTAGTAACAGAAAATTTCATTCTACACACTAAACTATTGACATTATCCAAAAAAGATAGTTAAATACAAGCATTGTTGTAATTCCTTCAAAACGAAGGCATGTTGGACGAGGGTTCGATTCCCTCCAGGTCCACCATAAGGAGATTAGCATGAACGATGATCTAACTAACCTAGGAATAGGTGTAGTTGTAGTGCTCGTAGTATTTGCTTTAGTCCTCTTATGATGGGCCTGACCTGGTTTCGACAGCGTGAGATAGTCTAGACGGCAACAGGGTAGGCGATGACCCTAAATCAAGCAAAAATCGTAAATGCAAACGCAGATACATTTGACTTCAGCGCAATGAGCTTCACTGGAAATTCTGTTTCCGGCAAAAGCAAAGTTGCTCTAGCTGCCTAAAAAACAGCAGGTCCGAGGTAGTTATACCTTGTCATCCAAAATAGCAGAACCCGCTTCGGCGGGTTTCTTTTTGACGTAATCATATTTGACTTCTATAATGTAAACACTGTATAATACGTGGTGGTGTTAACATCACATCATATAACAAAGGAAACAAAATATGAAAAAAAACTTAGCAATTTTAGCCATGTCAGTTAGTGGTTTCGTTTACGCCGCGTCGACAACACTTGAATATCAAGATCAGACGGGTGTAAACGGAACTGCTAATAGCTCATCATACCTAATTGTAATCTCAGAAATTATTAATAAAAATTTTGTAGGGGGCGTATTGATGAGTCAAGGAGTTAAGGAGTCTAACGGCGCAATAAGTTCTACTAGGACTGAGGCTAGAGTGACTGGTAAAACAACAATTGGATTATTTAGTCCTTACACAACACTGGCTGTGGGTCAAAAATTCACATCAGTCACCAACTACAGCTATTACTCTATTGAACCAGGTATAACTGCTCCGTTGAGAAATACTGGACTAACCGCCCGTTTAGGATATCGATACAGAACCGCATTTGATTCAACTGCATACTCTGATACAACCAACACATGGAGACTTGGTATGAGCTACGCAGTGACAAAGCAAGACGCTGTAGGCATCAGATACGATCGAGTTCGCGGTGATACTAATCAAAACACCGTAGCATTTAATTACTCTCGGAATTTTTAATTTTTAACACAGCTAGAAAAGGCCCTTCGGGCTCCTTTTATTATTGATTTTTTCTATGAACGTTATTAAAAAATATTTAGGAAAAACCTATTGATTTTAGATTTTAATAGGATATATACTATAGACATTAGTAGAAACACTAATTAGGTTTTCAAACACACACAAGGAGATTAAAATGAAAACAGTAGGTGATAAGTTAGAAAAATTTGCGGTAACAGGCGTCAATCCAGGTAAAGATGATTTCTTCACTATCAACGAAGAATCATTTGCAGGGAAATGGAAAGTAATCGTTTACTACCCAAAGGACTTTACATTTGTATGTCCAACTGAAATCGTAGCCTATGACAAACTACACAGCGATTTTGCTGATCGTGATGCCGTATTACTCACAGGTTCAACAGACAACGAGTTCTGTAAACTAGCATGGCAAGCCGCACACGAAGATCTAAAGAAAATTAAGCATATTCAGTTCGCTGACACACAGCGCGGCGAGTTAAGCCTTATTGATCAATTAGGAGTTTTCTATGCTCCAGCAGGTGCCGCTCTACGTGCTACTTTTATTGTTGATCCAGACAATGTTATTCAACACGTCACTGTCAACAACTTAAATGTTGGTCGTTCTAGCGATGAAACACTTCGTATCCTGGATGCTCTACAGACCGGTGAGAAGTGTGCTTGTAACCGTGCTATTGGCGGCGAAACATTATAAGGAGAAGACGATGTCATTCCGTGAACAGTTTGAATACTTGAAACGTTGGCATTGTCCTTCTTGCCAACAAGGAGATAAAAAATGACAGCATGGGTCGATACACTTAAAGATACGATTCCCGATTACGCCAAAGATACTAGGTTGAATATCGATGCCGTAGTTAAGCGTAGTACATTGCCGATAGAAGAAGCAGAAGCAGTGGCATTGGCCGCGGCATTCGCCACAGGTAATACTAAACTATGGACCTGGATGCAGACTCAGATCGCAGACCAGAAAGAAGCAGAAGCCGCGATCACAGCCGCTAGTCTAATGGCTATGAACAATGTATGGTATCCATATGTCGAAATGGCGGAAGATGCTAATCTTAGTGGATTACCCCCACAGTTAAGAATGAATGCTATTTCTACACACGGTGGTACTACACAGGCAAGATTCGAAGCGTATGCTTTATCTGCTTCGATAGTTGGCAAGTGCCACTTCTGTGTCAAGGCACATTATGAAACTCTCAAGAAGGAAGGCTATACGGTAGAACAGCTTCGTGATATTGGACGTATTGCCGCAGTAATAACAGCAGTAGCTCGTGTTTTGAATAATTAAAACATACTTGACAACCTCCAAACTTGATGCTATAATAATAGCATTGTTAAACAGTTTGGAGGTTTCTCTTGACGATGCATCTTGAAGGTCCTTGGTTGACCACAACAGGCAAGCGTAAAGGAAAGCGCAAGTTTCGTAATGCCGAAGAAGCACGTAAATCTCGTGAATTAGCCGATATGTGGCAACAAAAACAACAGGAATGGAGCAAATTGGCTCCTAAATTCAGTCCTAACCCGATTGATTCTAGGAAAAAAATAGAAAAACCTTTTCCTAAATATACTCCCCCGCCAGGCAGAGAGTCTGAGAAAATCGCTAGTCTACCGTTTACTGCTGGCCCTTGTACCAAAGCACCGGACAAGGTTTATACAGGTACTAAAATCAAGGGTATAGGTACTATGCATAAATCAAACGCTGTGCCTATCTTTTCAGACGAAGAAGCCATAGAAATATCCAAAATGCGTCGATAATCGCCGGTTTACAACTGAAATATTTGATGTTATGCTATATATAACTACGTTTCGCAAAGAAACTAAGATAGTTGGTTCGAAGTACGTCACAAGCAGAAAAGAACCCGCGAGTCTTGGCCTATGAGAAACCCGTGAGATTCGGGCGGTCAAGTTCGCCAAAGGCACACAAGTTATGAGATTGTGCGTCCGATGGAGACAAACTACACGAACCCAGGGTTCTTTTATAGAGCCGCGTGAAGTTTACTCCCTTAATGTAATGCCAGTGAAGAACAGTATATTGTTTGACATTGACACCAAGTGAAAGGAGGACTTATGGAAAAGTCAATTCGTTTTATATCCTACCTTGTAGGATTTTTAGCAGTGGCCTTGTTGGTTCAAAATATCACCACGAACAAATTCGCGGTATTAAAAGAACGCAGTGGATATCAATTCGCAGATGTGGCCGATATTAAAACTAGAGAAAAGCAACTAGATTGCCTTGCGATCAACATCTATCGCGAAGCAGGCTATGAGCCATTCGAAGGTAAAGTAGCAGTGGCACAGGTTACTATGAACCGTGTTAAACAGGGTAATTTTGGTACTGATGTCTGCGGCGTCGTTTACCAAAAAAATGTTATCATGGAAAAGGTCGTATGCCAATTTTCTTGGGCCTGTGACTCTGTACACAGAAATAGACCAGTAAATCAAAAAGCCTATAACGAAAGTTATGAAGTGGCCAAAAAAGTTTTGTTGGAAGGATTCCGACTTGACATTTTGAAAGATGCCCTGTATTATCATGCAAACTATGTGAATCCAAGATGGCCTTTGGAAAAGATTGGACAGATTGGAAATCATATATTCTATAAACCAAAACAGAAAGGCGAAAAGTATGCTGGAATCTAAACCTAGATTTAATTTGGATCTTCAAAAATTCAAATCATTTATCACTGAAAAATTCAGCCATATTTCAGCAGAAACTATGGGATGGCTGGCTGTGATAGTCTTACATGCCAGCACCGTTCCCAGTCTATTAGCGGTAATGGCAGGATTAACAGACCGACTACCCGGAGTAGATTTAGTTCTGTTAGTTTGGGCAGGACTTACAATGTTGTTCATTAAAGCCGCTGTCCAAAAAGACATGTTGAATGTCGTAACTATTGGCTTTGGATTTATTGTTCAAGCTGTATTAATGGCACTGATATTCTTTAAATAATTTTGGTTAACAGTGAGGTTGACTTTGATCGACCTCTATGTTATTATAGTATTGTCTTAATTCACACACAGAAAGGCAAATATGAAAAAGGCATTAGTAGTAGGCATTTTGGCAGCAGCTATCACTGGCTGTTCGTCAATGAAAACCGTACAAGATCGCAAAACCTATGCAGAACCTAGTTGGTATGCTGATTGTCAACAAAGCGGCACTAAAGGTTGGTTCTGGTTCAAAAAAGAATACGCATTCGCATGCGGAGGTGGTGAAAGTATTCACGCACAGGCAGCAGAAGAACAGATGTATGCTATCGCTATGAATAACTTTGCTAAACGCATCAACAGCGAAGTGAATTCAGAAACTAAGATTGAATTCATTAACGACAAGAAAAACACTCGCACAGTGATTTCTTACGTGGTTAGAGATACCACTATCCGCGAACATCTTCGCACAGAATCAGCCCACTTCACTATGAACGGACGCCATTATACGTTCGTGCGTCTAGAGATGCCCAAGGGTAAATTCGACGAGCTGATCGCTCAGGCCAAAGCAGAAAAATCCGCTAAGGCACAATAATGACCTCATATCGAACTAAAAACTATCTTTGGATGGTTATAGTGGGGTTGTCTGTTGTTGTGGTATTAGCGGGCTGCTCGTCTGCTCCTAAGGTAGTAGCTGAAAAGCCACAATACTGCTATACCTATCAGACCATCACAACTGAAAACGGTGAGAAAGTTAACAGTCGCACACGCATAGACTGTACTGATGATCAAATTCAGAGATTAGTAGAACCCAGAATTGGATTATCTGCGTACTGCGGAGAATTCACTTATTGGACCAAATTAGGAGGAAGAGATGTCCAACGCAAAGGTATTAGCTGTCAAAAGCCTGATGGTAGTTGGGAAGTTATCAATACTGTTGGCCGCTAGTCCTTCCCAGGCCACTGATATTAATAATCCTCGTTTCTTTGAATATAGGTCCGGGGGTTTTATTAATAGACTAGCAGACATGAGCTTTGGTTGGTTTAAAACTCTAGACGGCCAAGAAATGGATGCTTACCAGCAAAGCCTTAGTCATGCCGTCATGATGGCAGAGAACGGTCAAAAAGTTCAATGGTATAAAAACAAAGCCAGTGGATTTGCTGTTCCGGTTATGACATGGGGAACAGGATCTGGTTATTGTAGACGAATACATATACAGGCTATAGCATACAATGTCGAGAAGGCCATGACTGCCACTGCCTGTTTCGATAACGCCCATGAAAACTGGCGCTGGGTGGGCGATAAATAATTATTCATGAAATATACATACGGTCTATCCGATAAGATAATAGCATACCTCACACTCTTCAGCGGTTTAGTAATTTCCGCTGTAGCTGTTTGGTATAGTGTGGCAGGTCTAGTTAGCATATTCTCTGCTGCCGCTATGTCTATTATCATAATGGGAGTGGCTCTTGAAGTCAGCAAGCTCGTCGCCACGATTTGGTTGAAGTGGAACTGGAAACGAGCACCTAGATTAATCAAGATCTATTTGATCTCGGCGATTGCTGTTCTGATGCTGATAACGTCTATGGGTATTTTTGGATACCTATCAAAAGCACACTTGGATCAAAATTTAGTCAGCGGTGATGTAATAGACAAAGTTGCTATCATCGATGAAAAAATCAAGACACAAAAAGATAACATCGAAGCTGCCCGTAAAGCCCTACGCCAAATGGATGAGGCCGTGGATCAAACAATGTCTCGATCAACATCTGAGCAAGGTGCTGACAAAGCCGCGGCACTGCGAAGAAACCAACAGAGAGAGCGAACAAATCTCCAGAACGATATTGCTAGGGCACAGTCAGAAATAGCCAAACTGAATGAACAAAGAGCTCCTATGGCCAAAGAGCTAAGAGCCGTAGAAGCCGAAGTAGGACCAATCAAATATATCGCTAAACTAATCTACGGCGATAACCCAGATGCTAATATTTTAGAAAAAGCAGTTACTTGGGTGATCATTATTATCGTGTTTGTTTTTGACCCTCTGGCCGTAATACTGTTATTAGCCAGTCAATATAGTTTCCAATGGTTCCGTCAGGAAGAAAAATCAGACGAGCCCGAAGATCAAGAGCCAAAAGAAGATGACGGTTTCCGTTTCTTGACAGACTACGACGATCTTAAAGAAAAAGATCCTCCCCCAGCTACTAATTCTGCTTTATGGCCATTTCCTAGTTATGTAGGAAAAAAAGAAGAAGATATTCCTGTTTTAGAAAATGAAGAAACATGGAGCCAGCGAGCAATTGACGAAGCCAACGAAAAGATAGCCGAAATTGAAAAAGAAGTAGATGTAGAATCTGCTCTAGCCAGTATAGAGGATCTAAAAGAAGAAAAAGAAAATTCCGCTCTAGACGAATGGAATAAAATGATCGAAGCGGCAGAAAGAGCAGTAGACCAAGAAAGAGAATTAGAGGATCATGAGATCATAGAAAATGCTCATGACACAGAAAAAGAAGCCATGCGTCGCTGGAAAGAAGAAAATCCAGAAAGTAGCCTCAAACAGCAGAGAAAACTTTTTGAACGTGGTGCGATCAAACAATTACCTTGGGAAGACTATCTTAAAGTCCAACCTGACTTCGACGACGAAGCAGAAGAGGAAGCTGTAAAATGGGCTCTAGAACAAAAAGAAAAACGCGATGCTGTGAAAGCAGCTGCTAACAAATACGATAAGCTCATCGAAGAAGAATCTAAAAAAAAAGATAACGACTTGGATGGAGATAGTAGAGGGTCATCAGATAAAGCAGAGCCGAGAAGAATAGAAGGCTACATACAGAATGCTGAACAAAATGAATCTACTATTTGGCAACGTGTACACAAAACAAAAGAATAATGACAGATAAAGTATTACTAGTCAGCCCTCCCGACGATGTGTTCGAAGACGCCATTAGAATCCTACTAATAGATCTAAGCAAAGATCAAAACGACATAGTTTCCCAAGCACTGTTATCTAATGAAAAAACTCCTAACACCGTGGTGTATTCTTGGGCTAACTTAGAAGATACACATTGGTTATTTGATAAATCATTGAAATCTGAATTGATTATTTTTAATGCTGACAGTGAAAATCAAACCCTAGTGGGCTATTTCGCAGGAAAACGAAATTCTCATTATTTTGGACATTTAAAAAATTTACATATTATCAATAAATCGGCTATATATGATGTAGCCCAATGCAGTGAACTTTTAGAAAGAACGTTCGATACTTATGGAAAAACTTAAAGGAAAAACAGTAGTAGTAAAAGAAAACGAAAACATCAACCAAGCTCTTCGCCGATTTAAGAAAAAAGTCGACGAAAGCGGATTGATCGAAGAACTACGAAATCGCGAAGCCTATATCAAACCTACCACTCGCAGAAAAAAAGCAGCCGCTTCAGCCAAAGCTCGTTGGCAGAAAAAACTACGAGAAAATCAACTACCCAAAAAAATGTATTGACATTACCCCATTTCGATGTTATAATAATAATGTTATAATATCAGAAAGCATAGGATGGCAAATACCGATTTAATGATCGATCTAGAAACCCTGGACGTTCTTCCGACAGCAACTATTTTAACAATAGGGGCTGTGAAGTTTGATCCGTTCGGCGACGAAATAGCCGAGTCAGATATGGAAAAATTCTATGTCAAAGTCGATGTCGACAGCTGTGATCGATACGGTTGTACAGTTAGTCCAGATACATTAGATTGGTGGAGTCGACAGGACAAAGCCGCACAAGACGAAGCATTTAGCCCAGAAGGTCGTATAGATATAGAAGAAGCTATAAATCAGCTTTATAAATTTTCCTGGGGTGCCAAGCGTGTTTGGAGTCACGGAGCAGGATTTGATGTTGTGATATGTGAAAGACTGTTTCGGCAAGTCGGAAAGGCTATCCCCTGGAGCTTCTGGGAAGTACGAGATACTCGTACGATTTTTGATATTGGTATTGATCCTAAGCGTCCTCCTGTATTAAAACATCATGCTCTTGAAGATGCATGGAATCAAGCAGTGGGCGTTCAAAATGTTTTTCGCACACTACGCACCGCTAGCTCAATGAGCGGTCAACTTATCACTCCCTTGGCAAATCAAAGATGAGAATCGAAGACGAAATTAAATTAGATTTCAAAGATGTATTGATCCGCCCTAAACGCAGTACCTTATCTAGTAGAAAAGATGTAGATTTACGTCGCACTTATAAATTTAAACACAGCGACTACGAATGGACTGGCGTTCCCATCATAGCTTCTAATATGGATGGTGTAGGCACTGTCGGAGTAGCAGAAGCACTAGCAGGCCATGATATGTTTACTTGTCTAGTTAAAACTTATGACGAGGAGGATATAGTTGATGCTCTTAACACTGTTTCTGCTAACCGTTTTGCTGTCAGCACAGGAACCAGCGACAAAGACTTTCAAAAGTTGAAGAGAATTATCAACAGTGCCTCAGAGATTGAGTTTATCTGTATCGATGTAGCCAACGGCTATTCAGAACATTTTGGAGACTTTGTTGCTAAGGTTAGAGCACAATTCCCTCATCACACAATTATCGCCGGTAATGTGGTTACCGCGGATATGACACAGGAGTTAATTTTACGTGGCGCAGATATTGTTAAAGTGGGCATTGGCCCTGGTAGTGTTTGTACTACTCGTGTTCAAACTGGTGTGGGGTACCCACAGCTTAGTGCTATTATTGAGTGCGCCGATGCCGCTCACGGTCTTGGTGGTCATATTGTGGCTGACGGTGGATGTACTTGTCCTGGCGATGTGGCTAAGGCTTTTGGGGCGGGCGCAGATTTTGTAATGCTAGGTGGGATGTTAGCCGGCACAGATCAAGGCAGCGGCACAGTTGAAGACGGTATGGTTACATTCTACGGCATGAGCTCAGACACTGCCATGAATAAGCATCATGGAGGTGTTGCGGAATATCGCAGCAGTGAAGGGCGCACAGTACAAATTCCATATAAGGGCGATGTCAACAATATCGTGCTAAATATTCTTGGCGGTTTGCGCAGTAGTTGTACCTATGTAGGTGCTCCTACGCTAAAACAGCTGAGTAAATGTACTACGTTTATTCGAGTCACAAAACAGTTTAACGACGTTTTTGTGAGATAAATAAATTTTACACAAGCACACCTTAGGGGTGTTTGTTAGGGCATAGAGCCCAAAAATTAGATCTTACTTTATAAGGAGATGAAAATATGTCTAAGATCATCGGTGTTGACCTCGGAACCACTAACTCATGCGTGGCTATCATCGAGGCAGGAAATTCCAAAGTTATTGAAAATTCTGAAGGTGCTCGTACTACACCTAGTATTGTTGCCTATACCAACGATGAAATCCTAGTCGGAGCATCAGCAAAGCGTCAAGCGGTAACAAATCCAAAAAACACAATTTACGCATCTAAGCGTCTTATTGGACGTAAGTTCAACGAAAAAGCAGTACAAAAAGATATCGATCTCATGCCCTATGAAATCATCGAAAGTAAAAACGGTGATGCATGGATCCGAGCTAATGGCAAAGAATTAGCGCCTCCTCAGATTTCAGCAGAAGTTCTTCGTAAGATGAAGAAGACTGCCGAAGATTATCTAGGTGAAACAGTTACTAAAGCAGTTATCACAGTCCCTGCGTACTTCAACGACAGCCAAAGACAGGCTAC